AACCAACAACCTCCGTTCTCTTCTAATGTCTCAATCCATTTTAAATCTACCTAGATCTATCACAAAGTACTCCTGGAAACAAGTCGTTGAGAAGCACCCTTTTGCGGAAATTTCCGTCAAGCAGTTCCGTCAGCTTGCCGATGTTTCGGATGGATGGAGATTCGTTGCTGATATCAAGAGACCGTATTCTATTCAAAGCAATTTCTCAAATGTTGATGAATATGTTAAAGAAGCATTGTATCACTTTGATGAGCCACTTTATGAATCGTTACGTGGATTCACGAAATCACCACGACTCGGTCGAGCCTTCCATTCACTGCTTAAGTACTGCGGACCGACGACCTATAAAACCCAAGTGTTTGACAAGCAATTTGAGGCCATTTACGACACAGTTCTTTTAAAGCATGCTGGTTCGTTTTCTCCAGTTGGTGTTTTCTCTGTTGAACAAGCAACATTGAAGATACCTCTCAATACATCAGCTGGTTTCTCGTTCCCTGGCAAGAAGAAAGGAGAAGTGTTACAAGAAGCTTGTGATGCAGTACATTCTATGATCGAGAAGTGGAAGAGAGGAGAACAAGTGGAACAGATTCCATGCAAGTTAGCGTTGCGTGGTCACCTTTCCCCTGTGGATGAAGTCAAGACGAGATGTGTTTGGGTGGCGCCTGTTGAGAACGTCATTCTTGAGAACATGTTTTTCCGTGGCTTCTATCATCAAATTTTCACTGGGCTCCATCACCAAAGACTTTTCATGACCGGCAAGGATACTATTTCCAGACTTAACAACTACCTCAGTAGCGACGAGGATTCTAGTTTCGTTAACACGGATATTAGCGGATGGGATAACCTTCGGTGCCGTTTTTTGATCAAGGATGTCTTTTCTAAAGTTTTACAACCTAATATGAGATTAACTGAAGATTGGCATCTTCTAGCTTTCGATTATTTGGTTGATTGTTTCATTTTTACCCATTTACTTCTACCAGACGGCAGCATATACAAGAAGCTTGGCGGTGTTCCAAGTGGTTCTTTCCTTACTTTGCTCGTCAACTCCATCGCAGTAGACACAGCCCTAACTTCCTGTTTGCACGAACTCCAGATACCATATCACGACAAAAGAGTGCTCGGCGACGACTTCAGTTATAAGACATTACCAGTAGACGACAATGAACTTGAGTTCCAGGTGCAAGAACTCTCGGCATGTGTTTTTGATCGTTTTCATCTCGTTATCAAACCTGAGAAAGTGATTGCCACAAATTCGCTTCAGGATCGAAAATTTATTGGATACATGATTAGAGCTGGCAAGTTGTTTCGAGAAGATCGAGATTTGTTACTTGGAATGTTGCATCCCGAAGGTCCGGTGGACGACTTAGCAATATCCTTTACTAGGGTGTTCGCCTTTATGTTGATTGGTGGATTCAACAGTGTTGTTTGTAAGAGCTTCTACGAGCGCTATATTGGAGGATACAAGGAGGAATTTGATAAGATTGGGCCTGATTTGTTTTCCCAAGATGTTATGAAACATGGCAACCTTCGAGTTTTCAAGCACGTTTTCAAAGTTGACTTGGAGGAGTTCGACGCCTTTAGTTTAGATGATTTTAGATCCCTATTCACAAACAAAGTGCCATATTTTTTAACTTTTGGGTCGCGTTTTTTGCTTAATA